TGTAGCCATCCGCGACGCGCATATCGATGGTGCCCGCTCCTCCGGAGCCTCCGCCAGAGCGTGCCGCCTCGTTGATGGCCGCAACAAGGTTATCCTTTGCCTTTGTCGTCAGTTTGGAAAGATCTCCAATCTGCGCCTGAATCGCATCGAACCAGCGCTTGGACGGCTCGTCCGGCGGCTCTGTGCCTGCTTCGAGCGCCGGAACAACGATAAAATCAAATTTATCCGATTTCGCCAGCGTATCCCCAGCGTACCACTGCAATTCGCACTGGCCGAAGCCTGCAACGGCAGTATCTGCTGCTGTGATCGTCCAGTAGGCGGTATCGCCCTCGCTCGTCAGCGCGACCGGATACGCGTTGCCGCCCTTCGGCGGCTTCACAAGAAGTGCAGGCCGACCGCCGGGAAATTCTTCTTTGAACGGCACAAGAGAAAACGTCACGCGCACTGCCTCATTTTCTCCGGTGTGTCCTAACTTAATAGGTGCAAGATGTGTTGCTTTAAATTCGTTCATAACATCCCCCTAATAAAGCACATCAACGGTTACGGTTACGTTGCCAGTTGGTTTTTCACCTGTATACCTAACAACCGTCGTATTGTTGTATGTCGCAAACGAAAATTGATCGGCCCTCAAGCTTCCGCCATAAGCAGAAGCATAGGCTGATGCCATAAGTGAAGAACCAAGCGGTACGCTCGCGCTATAATACGCGCCGTTGCCGGCAGCTACCCACTCAGAAGGCGTGATTGTCTTTGTAACAGTCTTAATTTTCACACCGCCGCGAATGCTTTTAGAAGCGATTGGGATGTTGTTTTTGACATATTCCGCGATGCCTCCTGCGGCCTTTACGGCATTGTCGGAGTCGTAATCCGATGCCAGCATATCGCCAGTTCCGGCCCCGGAAGCGCCCCGGCAATAGCCCGCGTCTTTCGTGCTGCCGTCCGAAAACGTCAGGATCAAGTGATACTGCGCATCAATGGAAGCGCCCGTGACGGATACGCCATCCGCGCCTGTGACCTTGCCCGTGTCGATAACCGTTCCGTCGGTCGTTGTAATCACAAGGTGTCCGAGCGCGTTGACAGTCGCATTGTTTATCTTCGCCGCCTCAACACCAGCCGCCTTTGCAAGGGCTTTCAGCGTCGAGCCTTTAATGACCTTGGTCGTCCCAGACTGTGAAACGAGCAGAAGATCATTGTTTCCAAAACTGGCCGCGACATTAAAATCAGATATCTTTTTGTATGTTTCAGCCATTTTCAGCCTCCTGTTTGATAAGCTTGTCCAGCTCGTTATTGATCGCCACGACTGCGAAGCAGTCTGAACGACCAGTGACACGGATCTGATTCAGGGTTTCTTTTATAGCCTTTAGTGATTCAAGCCGTTCGTTCATATCTCCACCTCACAATGCTGTTGCCGTACCGTTTATGTACTTTTTGACCGTGTGATTTGTAAAATCGATCATGATCCCGTCGCTTCCGGTACGGTTTCCAAGCCACAGTTTGTGCGCGGAAGCTTCAAAGATCTTCTGTATGAATGCGGGCGTCGTGTTTCCAAGTTCCAAAGTAGGGTTGCTTCCTTCAACATAAAGGCCCATTTTGTACGTCCCGTCAGTGTAAATCTCCATGCCGTTGGAAAGCATCTTCGCATAATCCTGTTTGCTCTCCTGCGCGTAGATTGTGCAGCCGACAATGTCAATGGCACTGAGTGTGCCCGCCGTGATCTCGTCAGCGTTCAGATTCTTCACATCGATCTTGCTTGCGTCGATGGAGCCGATCTTCACGTTTCCCTGAATGTTCACGCCATCCTTGGAAAGCGTGATGGACGCGCCGTTTTCAGCCGCAGAATAGGATAACGTCAAACTGTTCAGATTCAGGTCTATCGCGCTCTGAACTTCTGCCGCGCCGACTTTCCCGCGAACAGTAAGGGAAATCTCCTCTGTAGTCTTGCGTATCTCAGAAACGGAAACAGCCGTCTTGCGTTCTTCCTTCGTCCTCCCCTGATACGGGTATTCGTGGTTGACCTCTGTATCTATCGGTGCTTCAATGCTGGCGCTCATGGAGACGCCAATTGTGAACACCGCAGATGCAACAATGGAATTCTTTCCATTCGGGCTTACGCTGTCTCCAAGCTCGATAGCCGGATTCAGCCTCGCCGTACCAGCAGAATATGGACGATACGACACGCCACCAAGCAGGCTATTCACATAATCACAAATTGCCTGCGTCGCATAGATACAGTCCGCTTGAATCTCATAGCCTGACGTGCCGGAAGAATACTGCGTATCCCCATCTGGATAAAGCGTGATCCTTCCAATCGTCACCATGTCGGAAAGCGCGTCGTAGGATGCGACGCGCGTCGTATCGACCGTAGACGGAGAAGCAAGCCGTACAAGCCGAAGCTTGTTTCCTTCGGTAATGATGAAGTTGCCGCCGGACGCAGCCGCGATTCCGGAAAGCACCTCTCGCATCGTATAAAGCCCTACAGGGCTGTCAATGCTGTAAGGTGCAATCTGGTTGCGGCTGTCCGTTTCCACACCGAGAGCCGACGCGATGTACGCAACAGCGGCATCCATCGTCATCGAGCCAGCCGAACTTGGAAATTCCTGCTCTGCCGCAAGCATCCGGTCGTATGCCGTGATGGTCATAAGACCGTTTGCGGCAATTTCTCTCGTGTCGATGTAGAACGTTCCAAATGGAATCCAGTCGGTCACGACCGAATATGCACCGGCCAGAATGTACCCATCGTCCGTTTTGATGATGTTCCCAGCCTCGTCCGTGACCAACGTGGTAGGCTCGTAGTTCGTGAGCCGGACATAGCATTCAATTTTTGCTGCCGTGGGAATTGTTCCTTCCGGCCTGAATACCATGTCCAGCATTGCGGACGTAGCCTGACCAATGGTCAGCTTGTCCATCATGGATTTCGTGATCTGCGCGGACTTGATAGACCCGTAGGTGTATGTGACCCCGTTTATGACGGCCTTGAATTCAGTTTTGTGGTCGATTTCAAAAACGTTGGTCCAGTTGCTCGGAACTGACTGCATGGTATCACCTACTTTTCAATGAGAGGAAACGTGATCCCGTCCCAATACTCGCGCCCGTCCGGCTTCTTGATGCAGAAGGACGCAGGGTTGTTGTTGGAATACATCGTTTTTGTAACTGTGCCGCCCTCCTGCGGATCTGTGTACTGTACCTCGACAAAAACAGGCATGATCGCAGACAGGAGGTCGGAAGCCTCCGAAAGGAGCAGCGGGCGGCACGTAACGTCCAGCCTGACTTTCGTAGCGACGCGCGTTCGTTCCATATTGCCGTCCAGCATACGCCCAGTATCTGGGGAATCTACGTCGTTCCTCGTCCACTTGAAGCCACGGAACGCAATGTAATCCGTAATGTCTACTCCGTTTATCTTTACTGTCATAGTGCCTCCCTACACGCCGGACAGCGCCGCACCGTACATACGGTTTCTCCGATTCTGGCCTGCCGTGATCTCCTTGCCGTCAAGATAAATGTGCGTAGCACCGCCTTGCATACCGGACATGAGCGGTGCAATCGCGCGGTAAACACCATCGGACACAGCGTCTACGATCTGGTCGTTGTTTGCAACGGCTGTTCTCCCGCCAATGGAGCCTACCAGTTCGGGGCCAGCTTCTCTTGCGTAGAACAATTGCCCAGACGTGACGAAACCGCCGGATGCGAATTTGCCGACCTTGTTCGAAAACTCCGAGGACGCGGCGTTTGGCTTTTCTACTACTGATCGTCCACCTGTAAAAATGTTTGCAATGGCATCTTTCCACTTGTCTATCGTAGACTGAACATTTGCGTTCCACCAATTTACAACGCTGTCCCACGCTTCTTTGATCGGGTTGAACACGTTATTCCAGTTCGGCTCTCGTTTCTCGAACAGAGATTCACAAGCTTCTGCAATCATTCCAAGTCCAAGCGGAGTGGCAACGCCAGTAAAGAGCAGGCATACGCCAATAGCCAGCATCCCAGACGTTTTCGCAAGCCTCTTTATCGTTTCCCACACTTTGGTGATCTTTGTTTTGACGTAATCCCAGTTTACCGCAGCTGTTGCAACCAACGTGACCGCGCCAGCAGCGATAAGGGCGATACCAAGTGGGAGCATGACGCCACTAAACACAAGCACAACGCCAAGGACGAGAAGCCCGCTTGCGACAAGTGCGAGTGTTTTCCCTAGTTCTCCCTGTAGTGCTGTCCTAATGGTTTCCCAATTCACCGCCACAACGCTTGCAAGGCCAGCCGCACCGGCGATCATAAGTCCAATCCCGAGCGGGAGATTCGCACCGGAGAATGTAAGCACACAGCCCAAAACAAGCAATCCGGCAGACACAGCAGCGAGGATTTTCCCGAGCGTCCCTTGCAATTGCTTTTTCATTCGCTCCCAGTCGAGTTTCGCCGCCGCTCCAAGAACCGCCGCGCCTGTCAGCATAAGGCCAATGCCAAGAGGAATATTCGCGCCGGAGAATGCAAGAATCACGCCAACAACAAGCACACCCGCACCGACGGCAATCATGATCTTCTCGATTGTGTCTTTGACCTTTTCGGTCATTTCGTCCCAGTTTGCCGCAATTTCTTTCGCAAATAGATACGCGCCCGCAGCCATGAGACCGAGGCCCAGCAGAATGTTTGCGCCAGAGAATGTAAGAATTGCACCGATAACGAACATCCCGAGTGCAGACGTCAGGATTCCGTATGCGGAAGTAACGAATTCCTGAATCCTTGTTAGGACTTCTGCAAATTTCTTCGCTTTTTCGCTGATCTGTGCTTCCTCGAACATATCCGAGTAGTCCGCGCCAGCGGCTCCGCCGCCTCCACCCTTGTTTTCATCGTTCAGACGGTTGATCTCATCGAAGCCGAGCAGCGTCTTTTGCAGTTCCTTTGCTGCGCCGGATGCACTCTTGAGGCTCTTCGCATAGTCCACGGTGTTCTTTTTTGCCTTTGTGAATGTGCTTTGACCTCTCAGTGCTTGGAAGAACTGATTGACTGCATTTGCCGCCGTTATAAACGCGCTTGCAATTGTGTTAATAACGGGGAGCAACGCTGCAAGTGCAGGCATGACCGCCGCGCCAACGGAATTTTTGACCTGTAGCAATGTTGACGCATACTCGGACATTGTGGCGTTTGCGGTCGCCGCGTCTGTGCTGTTCAGGGCGGCGCTGTACTGCACGAGATTGTTCACGCCCTCTTTGCAGGCCGTAGATATTCCCTTGATCGCGGAACGAACTACGCGATACACAGCGATACGCCCAAGAGATTTTACCAATCCCTTTATCTGGCTTCCTATTGCAGAGAGTGGAAATATCGCCGCCTTCGCCGCGCCGATAACGCCTTTATTTAATGCCTCCGAGAAAGCCTTGAAGTCAGATACGGACGTTCTCGCAGCGTCGCCAGCTTCCATGACCTGTTCCGTCACTTGCCCGACTTCAACTTCATCCGCCGCGCCCATTTGCACCGCCGCAGCTGGAGCATTTGCCGGAGTGCCGGTATTCCTCGGCCCATTCGACGCGCCTGCTACAGCGTTCACGTTCTGTGCAGCCTCTCTAAGGTTTGAGAAGTCGATATCCGCAATGCCCTGTAGCGTCTGTAATGTCGTTGAAAGGCCGTCATTCGCGCCCGTGACATTATTTATCACCGTACCCAAACTCTTTATCTGGTTGACAGCAGCCTTTAATCCAGCGCCACCGGAAACAGATTGCTTCAACTGCGTCAGCGCCGAAACAAGTCCCTCTATTCCACTCGAGGCGTCCGAAGCGCTTTTTTTAATCTCAATTTCCAGTGTTTCAACTGTCGCCACTCATATCACCACTTTTCTTTTTGAAATTCCGCTCCATATTCTTGAAGAATGCGATTGCCCTTTCTCTCTCACGCTTTACCCGTGCCGCCCGTTCTTCCGGCGTGTCCGGTGTGATCTTCCGGGGTTTGCTCGGATACTCGATAGGCTTTTTGCCTTTCCCGGCAAAGGCGTTGGACAGCGCGATAGAAATAGCATCAAAAAAATAAACGCCTTGGAGCCACAATTCATAATTCTTGCTCTCAAGACGTAATCTGTCTGCTTCAATATAAGGCTTCATCTTGGCGGGATTCATATTCCAGAATCCCGCCTCGCTGATTCCGATCATGAGACATTGCGGAAGATACGTCTCAATGCATTCCTCACGAAAGGATGCGTAGTGCTTTTTTACGCAGTTTCCGTCTGGCCCTTGCTGTCCGCCGTTTCCGCTCTCTTGGACAGAGCCTGAAAAAAACCGCTTTCTTCGACGGCCTGACGGAGAACATCTGCAAGCTCCTCCATCGTACCGCCGTTCAAAATGTGCTTCTCGATCTCTTCTCCTGCCTGATCTGCCTTGGCGCCCATACACATTGCCGCATAAGCGCGGATAAACATGATGGACTTCGCTTCGATATCGGACATGGGCACGCCCATATCCTCGAACTGACAGACCGTGTTGAAGGTGATCTCCTTTGTCGGATACCCCTTCCCGTTAATTACGATTCTCTCCTGCATGCACATTCCTCCATGAAATTAGGCACTTGCCGTCGGTTTTACTGCCGCGTCCCAGCCAATGTTTCCGTTCGGGGTGATATATGCCGTGTTCTCAAGAACACTGTCAACCTCCGCGCCGGCAAAGCCAAGCGGAGACGGGTTGCCCGTGAAGAAAAACGCCTTGGTCAGGCCGGGAATGTAGAATTCCCACCACGTTTTCTTTCCGGCTCCCGCTGCGGTCTTGTACTGGTCAACAATATCATCCCAAGTCGTTTGCAGATCGTTGGACATATTGAAGGTCACAGCCAGCGCCCCGCCGGGGTCTTTCAGACCGTCGATGTAGGTTTTCCATTCCGTCGCTTCGAGCGGCGTCGTTTCCAGCGTGGACGGCTCCGGATTCATGTCCGGGAGGCTCTTTGCGCCCTTGATCTGCGTGAAAGCCGACGGCTTCGTCCCCGCGACTGTTTCGATAGCATAGCCAAGCAGAATGCCTGCCGTGCTGAGTTCAATTGCCATTTGGCTACCTCCTTAGAAGTCGTTTATTTTCGTCAACGACTGTCCGATACCGTGCGTTCATCCGGTAGATGGATGTTTCCGCGTTCGGCAATGTCATGGGTTGCCTGCTCAGTCTGGCAAAACCCAACGCTGACATTTTTTCGTCAATCGTCTGCATGATCTCTTTTGCCTGTGCTTTGCGCCCACTTTTAAGGTTGCTGTATACGTTGACCTCATACATGAGCTGAGAGTGGTGTGAACCTTCCGTATCAAGCGCCGGAAGGTACGCTGCGTTGTCCTCTTCGATAATGCTGACAGCCGGGAAAAACTCAGGAGCGTGGACATACTCGCCAGTCACAAAAATGTCCCCGTATTTCGCTTCCAACGTCGTTGCAACCACATCGAACACATCTGTCTCAATATCAGGAACCACCTGTGAACACCTCCCGCGCTATCCGCAAAATCTCCTGCTGTAGTTCTTTCCCCGTCTGGTACATCGTCGCGGACGGCGGGTTGCCGTATGTATGCAAGCCGCCCTTGTCCTTCGGCAGCCACCATCCCTTGGGGTCGTCCCAATGGCCTTTGCCCGGATATGTTCCGGGCCCGTAGTTCATCGGGGCAGGATGCCCGTATCCGTATGTGACGCCGGAGCCGAATTCGATGAACAAGACTGCCTCTCCGGATGCAATGATGGAATAGCCATTCTCTATAGGCTCTACAGAGATAGAAACGTCATTGTCTCCCGTGTAGACCGCCCTTGAAAATCCGAGGGAGGCTTTTGTGGCTCCAATTTCGGCTAGTCGCCGTGTCACTTCATCGATTTTTCTGTCCCACTCAGCATTAAGTTTCCGGATATCATTGATGGCCTTATTGATAGACGTGGGATTCAGCTCTATCGTGATCTTCTTCACGACACGGACACCTTCTTGATCGCAACCGTCGTGCTGTTGATGGAATTCGCCACCTTTACGACAACGTAGTCCCACGGGGTCGCCGTGGAACCGTCAGCGGCGATCTCCGGCGCTTTCTCGATCCAGAGAACCGAAGACTCGTCCAGATTCAAATTCTTGTCACAGGTCGTTATCGCCCTGTCGTAGTCGGCATTGATTCCGAAGTGTTCATCGTCCAAGGAACCACGCGCGGCAGATACATTCGCTCTGGCCTCGATGGGGTTTCCGTACTTTACCTTGTACTGGCCCGTCCGCTTCCCGTCGGAAAGGATTTCCTCGTTCCCGGTATAGTTGGCGTACCAAAACCGTTTTTCATTGCGTCGGAGCGATCTCAATACGCCACCACCTTTGCGCATACGTTGTTCCGTATGTAAGAAACCATATCGGAGTATTTGAACACTCTGGAAATGCCGTTTTCACTGTGGGAAATCTGGTTTTCCGTGCCAATCAGGTTGTACCCGGCAATGACCGCCATGATCTCGACTGTATCGTAATCGGGAGAAATGGATTCAGACCCAGACCATGACAGTATCTCGCTTTCAGCCATGGAAAGGTACGCACCGATCAGCTCTTCGTTCCCGCTCTCTCCGAGAAGAAGCTCCACTCTCCTGATTTTTTCATCAAATGTCACGATGCGTACCTCCTGTTATCAGGCGATGGTAAACCAGCCCTTGGTCTTGGGGTTGTCGCCGGATGCGGGCGTGACCTTTACATAGCCAACGCCAGACTTCGCGTAGTAAGTCTTGCTGGCGTTCACGGTTTCCTCCGTTGCTGCGGTTGCGGTGCCCTTGAATACCTTGACGTCCTTGGTCTCGTCCGTCAGCGCTGCAAGGTAGTACTTGCGGGAGAAGATGTAGTTCTCGCGCTTGTTCGCCGCGTCCTCGGAGCGATTGTTCGCGATGTTCTGCTCGACCTCGACGCCCTTCTTGTTGAAGAGAGTGACGGCTTCCTTGGTCGCCACATAGACAGAGCCGGACGTTGCGTCCTTCTTGGTGTAAACGTTCACGCCTGCAACCGTACCGACATAGCCGTTTCTTGCAAACGACTCCACGTACTGGAGCGTATCCTTGAGTTCCTTCCGGAGTTCTGCAACATCGGCCGGGCTGACGAATGCAAAAATGCTCGCGCCCTCAAGGTTTTCAAGGTTGAGCATTGCCTGTGCGTCTGCAAATGCATCAAAGTTCAGTTTGGTGGCAAGGACGACCATAGTTGCCTTTGCGAACTCGCCGTAAACGTCCTTGTTTACAGTGTTGAACATATCGGAACCGGCGCGGCGCATACCGACGGGGACGATCATGGGGTCTTCCATTGCGTCCTCGTCGAGATACTTGAAGCGATTCTGCGCAAGAAGGATCTTGTATTCATCCTGCACATAGCTGACCTCGATGGTCTGAGTGTTTCCGACACCCTTTGCAAGCTTTTCCGTACCGGCGGTTGCGGAATAACGATTGACCTTTCTGGTCATACCGGCAGTTCCTGTCAGGTTGTTGTCAACCGTGCAGAACTGCTGGAGGTCAAGGTGGGAATTGTACTGATCTTCGATCTCATTCGAGAGGAAGAAATTGCTATAGGGTTTGTTCATAAATTAGTTACCTCCGTATAATTTTTCGTACTGCTCCGGGTTCTTCTGAGAGAACTCGAAGCGTTCAGCCACGCTCATCTTGCGCAGACTGTCCAGTGTGACACCGGCATCCTTCCCTGCGGGCGGCCTCTGGCCCTTTGCGAGATTCCCCGCATCCGCTGCGGCTTTCAGTGCCTCGTTGTGCTTCTGCTGGTTGGCGAAAACAACGTCCATCTTGCCGTCAGCAAGGGCCGCCGCCGTATCTGTGGCAAGCTGCTCCGCATAGCCAAGCCCGAGGAACTTCGCCTTGTACTCGGAAACGACCTTCTCTTTTCTGAGTTTTTCAAGCTCTTCCATGATCTTCTTTTCGTTTGCCGTCCGCTCCGCTGCCGCCGCCTCATCCTCGGTCATTTTCGATTTGAGCTGCTTGGACAGGTCTGCCGCCTCGGACGCCTTGCGGTCGAACACGGCCTTTTCGACGTACTTCGACATATCAACAGGGTCGGCAAATTCCATGCCGGTAATTGCCTCTCTGGCCTCCTGCGGGAGTGCGTCGAAATTAGGGATTTTGCTGGTGTCGATTTTCATAATTCATTCTCCTTTGGGATTTAAGGCTTCTCTGCCTGTGTAAAGTGGGCTTTTTGCGCTGATCTCCCAGCGTTTGGGTTTTCAGTTCTTCTCTGAACAAATCTGTGAATAAACAAAAAATGGCCGACAAGAAGGAAAACCCTCTCGTCGGCCATGCCTTGCCGCTTCCATCGGACATCATCTTACCGATGGGCCGATATTTAATTATCTGTCAGGCCGGTATTTCACCTTTCTGGACACGTCCACAACGACGATCCCGGCCTTTTCGTTCTTGATCTCGGCGATCCCGCCGTTTTTCAAAATCGCCTCTACGGCTGCTATGACTTTTTCGTCCAGCATAGGATCACCCACTGACAGGTACAAGGATGCATCTGCATCCGTAGTGCTCTTTTGGCGGAACCTTGTCTATGTCGTAAACAACGCCGTCCCGTTTGCCGCAATCGTCGCAAACACGATCATCCTCCATCGTCACCCAGCGCACACGTTTTACGCCGCAGTCGCGGAACGCAGCCAGCATTGCAGCGTCACACGCGCCGATACCGTATTGAAGCGTCTGCGTCCACCAATAATTCGCGGAGCGACGGATGTCGGCCTGAAAGTTCTCGCGGCTGTCAAACTCCCTATCCGTAAGAATGCACTCGTTGAGCCGCATCCTGCGCCGCTCAACTTCTTTTTCGTAGATGTAGCGGGTCACCGGGTTGTATTCCTGCAAGTAGCTTTCGACCCACTTCACATCTATTTTTCGCCGTTTCCCGGCGAACCCGAGCTGCGACGCCTGACCGAAAGCGAACAGGTAAGCAAAATAGCCTCCGTCTAAATATAGCCGCTCGTTCCGCTGCGAAAGCCGCTTGTACATCTGAGCCGTGGCCTTGCGCGTGTTCAAAACGTTCAGCTCGTCGAATCCCATAAGAGAGAGCCGATTAAACTCCCTCCTGAGATTGTTCTTGACTGCCGGAAGCTCCTTGTCCAGTTTGCTGTAGATCGTCGTTTTCATCGCTGTCCACCTCTACCGGCTCCCACTTCTTCATCTGCTCCTGATAGTACGCTTCCGACATATTGAACGCCGACTGCGGGTCTGAGAACAGGCCACAATGCTCGAATGCAAGAGCAGGATGGATGTGCGAATTATTGAGCATCGAAACAAGCACCTGTGACTTGCTCTGAATGTTATCGTAATTGTGCCGCGTGAACTTGATATCGACGTCTTTCAGCATGAGCGAAAGCCCGCCGGAACGCTTGATAATGGAAAGCGCGATTTTCAGGAACTCTCTTTCAGAACGCTTGAAGTTCGCCTCGTCGGATTTCGCTCTTGCCTCTGCCGTAGACCACCCGTCGCGGACAATGACCGCTGCTCCGGTATCGCTTGTGCTTGTTCCGCCGTTCCTGTTCGGCATACCGACGATTTCAAGCACCTTCTGGTACAGATCGTCAATGAGCGTCTGCGTCTGCGTCTGGTTTAGCTGTTCGTTAAGGACTTTGATGTCGGCCTTGTTCTCTCCGAAGGATTTCAGGATGATAAGTCCAGCATCCCGGAGGTTTTTCGCCTTGTCCTCGTCGATCTCGGCATTATAAAGCACCATAAGCGACTGAATGAACTGGTCTACGCCGTCAAGCCTATCGCTCTGCGTGTCGTTGATCGCGTCCAGAAGTGGAAGTACGATCTCAAACGCACCCTGTCTGGCGTTATTCAGGACATATTCCACGACCGGGATGTACCCGACTGTGTTTTTCTCATGCTTCACGATCCGTCCTGTACCGTTTACGCCGTCGCTCTCGATCTCAAAATACTCCGAACCTGTCCAAACGCTGAAAACGACCGTCAAATCGTCCTTCTTGACGTACTTGACGCCAATGACAGGCTTTTCCACGACCCCGGAGTAATGCACGACAAATGCGCCGCGCGGGTCTAGGCAGTGGACAGTGAACGGCGTATCGTCTCCGAGGTCTGGCTTCTCGCCGACAGAGAGGGCCGGGACCGCTTTCCCGAGAATCGCAGCGTCGTTCGGAAGCACAAGCCTGTAGCCTACACCACAAATGTAGAGCCATTCCGCAATGTCGTTGTCCACGCAAGCCTTACTGCAAAGCTCCATGATGTCGTTCAGCTCGCCAACTTCTTTGCTCGTATCTGTGTCGGAGCGGCTTACATACTGGATCGGCTCGCCGAGCAGATAGCCCGTCTTGAATGAAACGATCTCATTCGCGATGTTCTCAACGATTTTATTGCAGATTTCAGGACGAATTTCCTTTTTCCTCTGTAAAACAGGCTGCTGCCCCTTGAAGTAGCTGTACAGGTACTCGATATCCCCGTAATTGGAGATATGGTCGTTCATTGCATATTCCAGCACTGTCAAAACATTGCTCTCGTCTACATATTCAACGTCGGTTTTGATTTTCGTGCGTCCAAACTGCATAGGATACCCCTTTTCGTTGGTGGGCCGTCTCGGACTCGAACCGAGATGTTACCGGTTATGAGCCGGTCGCTCTAGCCATTTGAGATAACGGCCCGTGACTGCCTTCCTGCTTAGATTATCACGCGCAGAATTTTTGCGGCGCATCCTAGGTTTGCCGCTATCTGCGTAGTTTTCAGCAAGCGTTGGTATTCTCTGTATGGCTCGACAGTCGCGCACACATCATCCGGGAGCGACCCGGCAACTGGCGGTGGACGTAAGTGTCGAACTCAACGGATCTCTCCGCGCACTGTGTTCAAAGCAGGCTCCGGGGCCGCCCGGATTCATCCACCGTATGGCGGGACATGAAGGGCTTGAACCTCCGACAGGCGGATTAACAGTCCGCTGCTCTACCAACTGAGCTAATGTCCCGTATGTTCTGCTCTCGCCTTGACACCCGGACGAGCCGGATGCCAAGGAGGAAAGTAATGAAACATGGCCGTGCCAAGGCCGGAGCAGAACTCTTTACATAGATAATAGCACAGAATCACGTGAAAACGTCTGTTTTCGTACACTTTCAACGGAAATAGCGCACACAAACGTGCATCAATTTAGAACGTTCGGCGTTTGATCTCGATTTGCGCAGAGCCATGATACAATTCGTCGGCTAACATTGCCAAACTATCCGGCGCGTCGTCGTGCACGTTCTTACCTGTCTGTGAGAATGTACACACTTCGCGCATAAACTCGTCGTATTCCGGTGTTCTGTGTTCTTTGTCGATGAAATAGAACTTCTTGATTTCCGGGGAGTACTGAATAATCCGCCCGAGCTTGCTTTGATTGTTCGGCGCTCTCTGAGAAGTGATATTCGTCGTCGCCCCAATTCCTCGAAGCAGTCTATCAACAGTCGAAGCATATTCTCCGCCGCCGTTGTTCGCCTCGAAGCGCTCCTTGTGCGGCTTGTGCTCCTTCGTCCGGTTAACTACAAGAGGCTGCGTAACGTCCTTCGCGCCCTTGCTGAAAATAACGTCGTGAATATAAACGCTGCCGTCCGTCGCTACATACGCAAAGGGCATTGCAAGGCTGTCACCGCCGCCCCACGCCACGTCGCACACAGCGACTTTATAGAAATCGTCTTCCGGCAAAACGCCGTTGTAATACCGAAGAGACTCCGCAGGGAACAAAAGGCCCTCACGAACATAAGGTTTACCCTGATACTTCGCACACCATGTCGCATCGTCGATGCTGGCTTTCATGTCCTTGTAGTACTCCGTAGAGAATCCAAGCCCGTATTGGTAGTTGAAATTCGATTCTCCCTTTTCGTTCAGGGCCGGAATCACGCGGAACCGATATCGTGGGTTTCCTTCGTACTGCTCCTGAATCCGTCCCAGCGGATCGGCAACGTTCCACCGTGTACCGACCATCAGTTCGAAAGCCCCGTCTTTTTTTCTGTCTTTGAGCTGATTCAAATACGCATCGTATTTTGCTTGCAGCCGTACAGGATTCAAGGACTCTTCCAGATCCTCTATCAGGTCGTCCACATACAAGCATCCGCCCGTTCCGACTTCGACTGCGCCGGTCAGTGCTCCGCCGACAGACCGCGCCGTGAACGTCGGGAAGCGCTTCTTCCGCTCCAGCTCAATCGTCTCGTTCTTTGCGGAATTATCCACGACCTTAACATCTGGGAACACGTCAGCCCAAGAGTACGTTTCCGCGTCCGTCAGGATGTTCATTGTCTCTCTGTAGAACCCGTCCGTCAGTTTATCCGAGTGTCCTGACATGACATTTGCAACTTCCGGTCTCTTCCCCATGATCCACGTCATGAAAAAAATGCAGAGCGTAGACTTCCCAACTCGCGGAGGCAAAGACACCCCGAGAAAATCCAACTCTCCGTCGTTCAGTTCCTGCAAGTCCTGTACAAGTGGCCGGAGCGTCGCCCTTCTCGGAACATAAAACCGTTTCGTCTTGTCCCTGTTCCATTCCAGATATACGCAGTAAGAATCGAAGTCATCTTTCGCGGCCAAGAGATACGTCTTTTTGTTTATTTCGAAAAATTTGAGAACTGCATTCGCATCTTCCGTTTCTTTCACCTTCAAAGCAGTTGCGTTTCTCAACCACAAATCATGTTTGAACGCGTGCTCCCTATCCGCCTCCCACATTGCCCTGACAATGTCGAAGTAGTCCCCATACGCCGCGCTATCCTCCGGTCTCGACTCGATGAATCGCCTGATCCTGCTTAACGTCTCTTCGTACATCCTTCTCCTCCAAAAGCAAAAGAGCCGACGCTTACAACGTCAGCCCTTCTTTGCTGCTTACACCGAACCCCTTATCGGTGCGGCGTGTATTCAATTCGGTCGTAAGTAAATGCCTTTTTACATTTTCCGTGGTAAAAGCGTTCACCGGGCCGAGGCCTGGGACTCCGTTTCCCCCTCCGGTATGCACCTTCACGGCCTGTATAATATGCGCTTCATGCATTGCATACGTGCATAACGTTCACGTTTCAATGATTTTCAACGTGTTTTCGCAACTTTCCGCAGATATTCAACGCAACAAAATAGATATTTGGTGGCGTTACTTGTCCGGCATATCCGGCACGGGGGACACTTCCGGCAGTGCGTCCCTATACTTGTCCGCGATCTCAGCAGGGGAAACCCCATTATCTAGCGGATTATTCGGAGTGACCACAACATCTTGTGCATCTTTGTACCCGAACATATTCTTGCCAATGAAAATACCGGACGCCGGATTGATCTTGCCGGATTGCATCCAATCATTCCAGAGGGATTCAAGTACAAACATAGCTTTTTTTATCACCGGTAGGTGAGTTGTGCTCCTATAGTCCCCTGCTCTCCATTTGCGAATAGTAGTGGCGTCCACGCCCAGCCATAGCCCCATACCGGGAACGCTTGGCTTTGCATCCTGGTTGATGCAGAATTCGAAGTATTCTTGAATGCGGTGTTCAACCTGCTTGGGATCGCTGATATCGATCGTGGGGAGATCCCATGCAACCATAGCATTGCGCAGATATCGGGCATTGTCTCCCGGCTCTATGTACTCTTGGCCGAAGTTGGCAAGATCGGGCCTGTTGCGCTTGCGCTTTGGCTTTGCGATCTCTGTTGATTGTTCCTTGGCTGCGTTTGCCTTTGGCATGAACTCACCCCGTAAAAATCAAAATTGCGCTTTTGCGTCGGCTGCGCGTGCGCAAGCTAGCTTGCGGCTGCGCTGCTAGCAAAAGCATAACATTTTTTGTACGGGAAAATCAAGGCTTTTGGGCGTGCCGCGGGGAAGTGGTGCCCGTTTGCGTGCATCACTTTGCGCCGTGCGCGGCTTCGTTGCGCGATCGTCGGCGGAATCGTGGCAGATATGGGAGTTTTGCGCAGGGGCGCGTATATTACAAGAGTGGTGCATACTCGGGTTGAAAGGAATAATCAACGCGCGTACATTGTGCGCCGCTGTGGTGCATCCGGTGCGCGGGGGCTCTCAGACATGCGAGCCGCTGACGCTCCCGCATTGCGAAGATAGATACTACACAGGATAGCAAGAACACCGGCCGCCGTTAATCGGTAGTCGGTGCTTTGCTCATTCGCTCTTTGATTGCGGCCTTTATGTATTGGTTTACCCGCTCGCCTCGCGCATCGGCTGCGGCCTTGAGCTGCTCATACTCTGTAATTTGCATATCCAGCGGAACGCGCTTAATATGCGCCGCTCTGTACTTGTCCGCCGCTTTTTTGCCTGCCTCCGTGTATGCCATCTTGTCGCCTCCTTCATGGTAGATTGTAGCACACTCGCCCGCCGTGTGTACATATACAATATTGCATAAAATGTGTACGCATATTTTGTGTAATATTTAGTGCTTTCCCCTGTTGACATATATGTGTACGTATATTATAATAAGCATGTAAACAAGAGATACGGAGCCGCCAAGCGGCAGAAAGGAAACGAAATGAAACTGTTTATGACGAAGAAAGAAAAGCTTGCAAAGAAAGAAGAACTCACCGCAAAATACGAGGCACTCAGCAAAGAATACCGTGAAACCGTAAAAAAGGCGAAAGAAATCGAAGCGACGAAGGGCGAAAAATTTTCTTGGAGCTATTTTCAGCGGGCAGAGCAACTGCTTGTAGAAATGTCCAAAATCAAACTGTAAATCCCCTGACGAGTCTTGGCAGAATAAGTTGCTTGCTGACTCTGGGCTTCTGGGCGGTTGAGCCGATCAGCCGCACTACATAATCTTAAATCAGGAGGAACAAACAATGAAAATCATTAACAACCGTGAAGAATTCCGCGTGATCGACCTTTTGAACCAGTACGACGATCTCTACTTTGAAGGTCTGAACATCTCGGCCCGTCCGTACCGCAATAGCCTTGTTGTTATCGACTTGGCGAACGCGATGCAGAACGGCAAGACCTGCACGCGCTGGCGTTTCTCGGTCAGCACGTGGAAGATGGACGCAGACCGCCTATGCCTGACTGAATATGTAGAGATGTCCGCGCCGGAGTGCGACACCCTCGCGGAGCTTGTCGCATGGCTTCGCGCCGGGAAGCCTATGCGCGAGGTGGACGGCCTGACGGTCTCGGCAGAGACACAGCCGGGAAACCGGACGTTTTCGCCCTTCGCCCCTGTGAAGCCCGTGAAGCTTGGCGACCGGCTGAACGCCGGGACGATTGCAAAGGCCGTCCGCTCTGGGCAGATCGTCGCAGGCCGCACCGAGGGCAGATACACGGACGACTACGCATTTGACGCGGCTACAGACTTCGGACGTGGAGAGATCGACGTGCAGGCGTTCGCGCAGGATATCTACGAGAACCCGCGCGGCTGGCGCTTCTGGTGGCACGACGACACCCGGCGCGAGATCGTCGCAGCGTGCCACACGTTCGACTATAAAACGCTTTCTGTTGCGGGCTGACCTCCACAGGGTGAACGGAACTTATTTCTTCGATGGAGGGAAAACAGCATGAAAATTACAAGCATGGGCGGGCAAGTTCCCGCCCTGTTCGCCGATATGCTTAACCAGCCGCATTTGCTAATTGCTGGCGCGTCCGGCTCCGGTAAATCCGTTTTGCTTAATGGGCTTGTGTGCGCTATCCTGCGCCACCATCCAAACCAGATGCAAATGATTCTTATCGATCCGAAGCGGACAGAGCTTAACGAATATGCCGCGATGCCGCACACACTGCGCCACGCCACGGAACACGGCGACATCATAGCGGCGCTTGATTATGCGATGGGCATTGTAAACGCCCGCTACAAGGACATGCAGCGGCGCAGGATGCGCACATACGACGGCGCGAACGTGTATGTCATCATCGAAGAGTTCGCCGACCTCATGACCACGGCAAAGAAAGAGACATTGCCGACTGTTCAGCGCCTTTGTCAGATCGGGCGCGCCGCAAAAGTGCATGTTATTCTTGTTACGCAATGCCCGCTTGCAACGATCATCCCGACGGCGGTTAAGGTCAATTTTACGGCCATTTGCGGCCTGCACACCGCTACCCGGCAGCAAAGCCGGAATATCTTAGATATGCCCGGCTTGGAACAGCTCCCGAGATACGGCCAGTGCATCTATCAGACACCCGCCGGGATGTGGCGCTACGATGTGCCTTATACTGGAGACCGCGAAATAGCCGCGGTTACTACGTTTTACAAAAAGCAACGCTCTTTTCTGCAAAGAGTCTTTGCGAGATAAGATAACCCCGCCCGTGTGGGCGGGGTTCTTTTTCTGCGGTATCGCAAAAGTTTATTCCGTGTCTCCGCTATCTTCTCTTTCTTCTTTGTTCTTCCCGTTTTTCTGCAATGACGCCCGCAGGAACGCAGTTATCAGGATGTTCGCCTGTTCTTCTGTTGCGCCCGCGTTTATCGTAGCTTTGTAAAACAACAGCGACATTTCTGCAAGCGCTCCAACGGCGTCAATGAGTTCGCCCATCATATCCGAATCCCCTTTATAAATTTGTCGTAGTACGTTGTAGCTACCGCCATAGCCGCCCACATGTCGGCGGAAAAGCCGAAGAAAAAACCCGGCTGTTTCTTTGTGCCTTTCCCGAAGTTCGGCTGTCCGGGCGCGTAGCGGTCAGCTAGCGCCTGCCGGATGTTGCCATCCTTCGCCCTCGGCGAGCCGCACAGGCAAAGCTTTTCTTCCCGCCGGTAGATATGCTCCATCCGGCGGAAGCCCCGCGTTAGCGCACGCTCCCAAAATCGGCCTATCCATACGCACGTATCGAAGACTTCTGCACCGACCGCCATGCCCATTCCGGCGATCATCTCAATCGCAAAATCTGTTTCTGCGCTTTCTGCGATCTCGGAAATGATCTGCATCATTTCTGCGTTCTCTACCTTCCCGACACGAAGCACACGCCTGATTTCTGCCTCGTCGTATTCGGCCAAGACATAGCCGCTTCTGATGTTGCCGGGGTCAATGGATAATATTTTCATTTTCAGCCTCTTTCTGCATCGCATCAACACGCCGCTTAAGCCTTTCTGCGCGTCGCAGATGGTTTTCTGCCCGTGATATTATCCGCGTGACTGTAGACCTGTTTACGCCGTATCTGCGGGCTATTTCGCCGGTTCTGACGCCGCTCATGTAGAGCAGATAGAATTCTTCCTGCCTGTCCGTCATAGCAATTCCCCCAGCCCGAACATATTCCCTTCGCCGCAGAGGAACAGTAGCTTTACAAGGTCAACGAAAACGCGCGGATTCAGTCCGGTTTTTATCTCGATCATGCGCAAATGGTAATCAACGTCGCCCGGACTCAAAAAAATCTCTTCTGCGGTCTTTCTGCTGCTCATATTGCACTTCGCAAATACCGGTAGTATCTTCTTCTGCGTCCATGTAATGGCTTCCATTCCTTTCTGCACCGTCAAACCTCCTTGCATTCGTCATTTCGCACGTTTACCCTATGCCCGTTTACGGAGACAACGTATCCGGTCGGCGCTCTGTGACATTCGTATTTCTCCGCAATATAGGTTTTGCCGGGAATTGGCCTGAAATCAGCGTAAATCGGAAGAACTTTGGTTATAATTACCTTAACGCCGTCCGTCCTTTTTGGTTTAGCAGCCGCACCGAGTTTTACGTGCTTTTTCTTCTGCGGGTCTCTGTATGCGTGATAACATTCCGGCGTACAAAATACACGTTTGTTTGTGTTTTTTGTCTTTCTCGTTATCAACTTCCCACAAGTCGGGCAATGCATTGTAATTTCAATCATTTTCCCGTCTCCTTTGCCTGTAAAAGAGTTTATTGTACGCTTCATAGCGTTCGTCGATGTGCGTCGAGCTGACGATCCCACCCGTTTTCTCCATCAGCACATCAAAGTAATTCTTGTCTTTTCCGCACGGATGCATTTCCGGACATCCTCCGCGATATATGCAGCTCGGGCAAAGCACATCCGCAATTTCCGGCTCGATCTCATGCAGCGCCGCCTTAAAGTCTTCGGCATACTGTCGCGTCTCTGGCGAGGACTGGCGGCACAAGCGCTTGCGCATGGTGTCAATGAGCGACTGCACGTTTGCCTCGCCTGTGAAGTCAACAGGCGCGTCCTGTGGTAGTTTGTCTCGCGGTATCCCCGTCCTGTCTGAACGCTGGCTTTTGATGTACTTCTCAAATTTGTGACGGCTCCAATGCGTCGCCACCCAACTCTTGATGCCGTGCCATGTCCATTTTACGGAGATATCCCGGATCGGGCTGTGCTCCGCAATGAGGATCTTTTTCTTGAAATCCACGCTCGGCTCATGGTCAAGCGGCGGCTTTCCGACCGTTGACCGGCAGTCGGAAGCGACTTCTACCCAGTCACCCTTTATTTTCAGGATTTCGGTCTTTCTGCCCATTCTCCGACGCCTCCTGTTCCATTTCCACGGCAAATGCAATCCGACAAAGTGCGTGTGCAAGATGGTCGTTTGATTCGTCACCAGCGAGCCACGCAAAAAGATGCGTAAGCGCACGCCCTACGTGCTCTTTCGCCGGAATCAGTTTGTAATTATCCTCGGTGTAGTGATGTAATACCGCTGATTCGTACCGGACTTTGGAGAGCTGCAACATAGCCCTCGGTGGAAGCCACTCACTTTTGAAAGGGCGGAAGGATTGTCTTCCGCCGTTCTGCTTCAACTCTTGCTTGTTCGTTATTTTCTCAAGGCTCATTTCATACGTCCTTTCTGTTCAAAACAGGCTTGTTTGTTCGGTATTCTCTGTTTCCTGACCTTCTGCAAAAATATTGCAGAGCATTTTTTCTTTGGCTTCCCTGTAAAAATTCCTGTCGATTTCAAAACCGAAAGCATTCCGGCCAAGCTCCGAGGCAGCGCGCAGCGTGGAACCGCTGCCGCAACACGGGTCTATAACGGTTTCACCCGGATCGGTAAATATTTCAATGAGCTTTTTCAGAACATTCACTGGCTTCTGCGTCGGATGAATCTTTGGCACATCCTTTCCGTCTCGCTCCCACTGGAACCAGTCAAATACCATGCGCCCTGTTCCTCGTATCGGTTTCCCGTCTTCTCCGATTCTCCGGCCATTGTTGAATTTTGGAAGCTTATCCCGATACAGAACAACTGCAAATTCGGTAGCACCAACTATCCGCATATTCGCTTTCAAAACCTGCGCGGAGTAATTCTTGCAAAAGAAAATGGGAAACCATTTCTTGAATCCGTATCGCGCCCCGTATTCTACAACTGTCTGAATCTGATAAAATGCACAAAACACGATCATGGCAGGGGCTTTCCCTTTTTCTTTCGGCTCCGGCTTCAAGAGACGTGAACAGAAATGCATGTACTCAGCAATTTTGAAATAGCCATCCGAATTGAAAAAACTCTTTTTTGCTAACTTACTTTCCCCATTGGAATTATCGCCGCCGTTGTACCACTTTGGATTACTACCGTATGCATCGGCCCCGATGTTGTACGGAATATCCGCAATTACAAGTTGGGCTTTCGGAATGTTGTACTTCTTGTAATTTTGGAAATTATCATGAAATATCTCACATCGCAGCTTCTTCATCTTGTAAGTTCAACCTCAACCGGGAATTCCGTATGGAAAATCAGCTTGTAATTTGGAACTCCGGTGTTCTTACCGGCCATGTAGATTTTCATTTTGCGTCCTCCTTCGGCACAGGCGGCAGCGGCAGCCAGTGCGTTATCACGCTCCCGATGCAATCACGCGGAATCCCTCCACCGTATCCGCTCCATCTACTGTCGCGCGAGAAGATCGCTTCCCCGACAAATACGCCGTCAGTAGCAAGTACGCGCGTTCCCGGAGCTGGGAGTGTTCCATCAATGCTTATCCATTTGCCAAGCAGTGCGTCTCGCTCGGCTTCCGCCTCTCCCTGCTTCCTTTGTGCAAGAGAAATCACCATGTCTTTCCATTCAACTTCTTCGCGCAGCCTTTTAATTTCATTTGATTGCCCATTGGTTAGCGCCCGAAGAAACTCAATGGATTTCTCATACGCCTGTTTCTGCGAACGTTTTACTTTATCCGTCATATGTCCCTCCAATATTTAATTCTCGCGCGTAAAGCTCCCGCATTCTCGGCGGCATGTCCGCCATCGACTCAAATCTCAGCCCGCTCATTCTGTAGCGCCCCAACTGCAGAAATCCTGTCCGTTTGTATCAATATCGTGCTCGAAACAGTGCCCGTTCGGGCTGTCGACAATGCCAACGTTTCTTTTCCAGGCGTCGCAGTCCTTGCACCGCACCACCGTCACAACGTCGGCGGCGGGTTCATCTTCAATTTCAAATTCTTCCGATAGCCACTTGAACACATACGAAAGGTAAAACGAGCCGAACCCAACGTGCCATTTTTTATCTACCGGGTCAAAATACAGAATGTTGTAATACGGCTTTTCAGCCGATCCACAAACAAAGATTTTGGCAAAGTTGGTCTTAATTTTATTCTTGTTGGTGCAAGCATCTGCGCTCTGCATATCTCTTTCAGGCATTTTCGCAACCTCCATCCATCTTCGCGCCGCAGTTGGGGCAGTGTTTCGGCAGGCACTTCGGGTTATCCGTGCCGTCGTCGATGCAGTATCCGCATTGAGAGCAATGCCACACATCAAGCACAATCTCGCCGTCTGCGTATCCGTCTCCCTCACCTTCCCATTGCCCCTGCACCACCTCCGCAACGTCTGCGGCGGGTGCATTTTTGAGCAGAAGAATTACTTTTCGAAGCAAGAACTCCGCTTCTCTCGTATACAAAGTCCCACTGTTCCGCTTGATCGCATCAATCGCACCGGCCCGTAAGATATACTTGTCACTCATTTACATCGGCCTCCATCACCGCACCGCAATGCGGACAATATGGCATACCTCGCATGTCGAGTTTGGCGAATGTACCCTTATCCGTCTTGAATGTGAAGTCCGTGCAGCAATGCGTGCATTCCGTGTATGGATTGCCAGCTGCGGTATAATGCACGGCCCATTTCCCATATTTCACCGGCGCAACGTCGGCAGCAGGCGCGCGGACTATATCTACCTTGAGCAAGTCGAGAAGTCTATTTTGTGCTGGGCTTCTAGTTGCGCCTCTTTGCCTTTGTATGGCATACAGCGCATCAGCGCGCCGGATATAATCAGTCATAATCCATATACTCCCTTACGATTCTGTTTTGCATTTCATACGGCAATGCAAGAAGCGGCGTGCATCTACTCAGGATTTCCGCTTTCAAGAGCCGCTCCGCCTGCCTCTTGGTCAGCTGCGGCTCTCGCTTCTTCGGCGGCAGCTCGCCTTTTGCCGCCGCAATAGCGGTCGGGTTGTGCTTATGTTGACCCATCGTCCCGCACCTCCACGCCAGCCTCGTCCAGCAGGTCACAAAGATCGGTGTCCACGCTGCTACCAATAAACTCGCCATTTTCGTCGTAGTGGTTGTACTCCGTGGTCGGCCGGGATTCTATCCCTGCAAACTCTTTTAAGAGTCTCAGATATTCGTCGTTATCGAAGAGCTGAGTCTGATAGAGCTGGCTCAACTGCGCTTTGGTTATGCACTTAGCCATCCTTCTTGTCCTCCATCGCCCGCTCGACCTCAATGCGGGTATAGTGGCGACTGAAATAATCCCAATTTGTCACGCAGTCGCTTCCCGCATCTTCCGGCGTTGCATCCTCATAATCAAAGTAGATGTTGATATTCTCCCCAAATGGTTCCATGCTGACGATTACTGCGGTTATGCGCACCGCGCGACCGTCCTCATCTACCCATCGTTCTCCCACCTTGCACGGCAGCACGACGCACCGCCCCTCTTTGTCAGCCACATGCAGGTTGTGTGCTCGCTCAATTCTGGATGTGTCATTGTCAAAAGCTGCTTCGACGACTTCTTTCATCCAAGAAACCTTTTCAGGGCTTAACCCTGTGTCCTCGTAGGCCGCAAGTCGATCAACAAAATCCGCCTGGTACTGCACTCCGCTGAAATTTACCCGCCAATATCCGTCTTTGAAATAAGTCAATCGTTCCATAGCTCTTCCTCCACATACCGCCAGCTCTGCGGCGGGCGGGTGACCGGCTTGGGTTTTGCCTTGAGCGCTACCTCTACCTCATTTGGCACAGCATGAAATTCCCGCAGTTCGCGCGGGGTGTCGTAAATCTTGAGATTGGAGATGTGCCAGCCGAAGGTAATTTTGCTGACCTCATCGCACAGAAATTCCCCGATGACTTTGCCGTTTCCGCATTTGTAGATGTAGCACTTAAACGGCGGGTTCATCTTCGGGCGCGTCTTGCGCACCTCGATAGTTTTCTGCCCGTTGATGATCTTCTCACACCACTCCGGGCGAATGCTGATTAAAACAGCTTTACTCATGCTTGTCTCCTTCCTCCGGCGCTTCCGGCAATTCATGCCATTCCCAGTTGCTTCGTCCAAGGCTGCAACTCCCACACTTGCAATTTTTCTTTTTTGTGCAATCGCAGCACGTAAGCAGCAGCGACTCTTGGTGGTCACGTCGGTGGTCGCAGCAGTGTCTGCATGCGGAACATCCGGCAAATATCTTCAGATCTACAATTGCCGCGTCCCTCTCGGCTTCTGCCTTCGCCTGCTTTCTCTGTGCGAGGGAAATCACCATGTCCTTCCACTCGATTTCCTTGCGCAGCTCTGCGTTCTCTGCGGTCAGGCGCTCGATCACGTTAGCAGCCGCAAACTCGATGTATTCCCGCCGATCTTGGATTTCTCCAACCTTGCAGTTTTCGCACGCGTCGTCGTGTCCAAGCCCCTTCGCGCAGCACCGCAGCGCCTGCGCGATTTCTTCATTCGTCACGTTTTTCCCTCCAATATTCGTTGAACTTTTTCCCCGTAATGATCGGCCTGCACCACTCGCGCTGGAAGCGCCGCCAATCCGGATCATATTTTCCATCTTCTCCGCGAAACAGCATTGCATACGGGACAAATCCTGCCTGCATAGTCTGTACGAGACGCTTTTCGGCGTCCTCAAAACTGTCACCGTCATAGCCGCACAGCACATAGCAGCACATTGTGTGGCTCGACGGCCTGAATCCTGCCGCGCGGAATTTTCGTCCCATTTCGATCAGCGGTTCCAGATCGTCTTTCGTATCGTAGGCCGTGTAAATGCGGGCCGGTTTCACTTCGCGCAGCAAATCCGCCTGCCACTGCTGCAAAAGTGCTGGCTCCAAGCCTCCCGTAAATATCGCCGGATGTGCTTGCCGCTTAAGCATCTCGCAAACTGCCAGGAAGTGCCGTTCGGACGTGCCTAAAATGTTATCATCGAGGATGTTCCAACCATCCACGATTGGAAGTTCCTTGATTTGCCCATGCGCGCAGCGTGGTACAGAGCAAAACCAGCATTCTTTCGTGCAACCGCGAGACGTGAATATGTATCCGTCGCGCAGATACATACCCGGTGTAAAATTTCCCATGCGATCATCAAAAGCAGGGCCGCCCACCTCGACAGGCACGCCCAACACCTGCCACGCATAATACAGTTCTTCCGCCGTCTCTATATCCCAAGTGAATGTTACGGATATGTGGACTTGTGTCACATTTGCCTTGATGCAATCTGCGATGTTTTCGATGGTCGGCGCACCGAAAAATGCCAGTGGATCGATGGGAGAAGCTTTTGTCTTGCGCGGAAACACTCTTGCAATCGAATTCATTGCTGTAAGGCTTTTACCCCCTTCCATCAATCGGCACAAGTTGCCCGTGAATGATCTCCGTCGCCTCTTGCAAATATGGATTTTTCATGGTATACTCTCCTTGTACTTAACATGTTACGGGGAAGTGCAAGCTTCCCAGCTCCCGTCCGGTGGCATCCGGGCGGGCGTTTTTTATCCGATCAGGAACTCCGGCTTATAGTGGAGCTTCATCGCCCTGGCGTTCTGGTGGTACTCGGGCGCGCTCCACTTATATCCCCAGTATTTGGCCGCCGTAAAGATCGCGGCCAGCTCGTCTCCCGCGCGTACCGTAATGCTCTGATTGCGGTACGCGACGGCGTAATAATTTTTCCCTGTGTACCCGGCCTGCGCGATCACGCACTGCCTGCGCGGTGCCCGCTCTCCCGAGTAATCGGTGCTATTTTGCCGCATACAAATGCCCCTTCCTTACTTTCCTCCCGGCGTGCGCGATCTCCCGCTGCGCCACAAAATTAAGCTCCTGCGCGTGCTTCTCTGCGAGCTGCTTTTGATAGATGTGCTCCCGGATGGACTGATACAGCATCCACGAGCAGCACATTGCGCTGCATCCCGGCGCACGTCCCGGGCAGTCTCTCCCGCAGGGAGGCGGGACCGGATTTGTCTTTGGTGTGTACCGCATCATTCGTCCTCTGCCTCCTCCCACAAGTGCTGCATCCACGCCGCCAGCGTCAGCAGGCGCTTGCGCGTCTCCAGCAGCATCCCGACGGTCTCCCGGTCTATGCGCGGCTGACCGCTCAGTATCTCCGCGTCCTCCTGATCTTGCTCAGCGGCCCGTGTAGCCGCATCGATCAAGTCAGCCATCTGCTCCGGCGTCAGCTCCACCGTGATCTTTCCTTCATGCATCATTCGTGCCCTGTTCCGCTATCTTCATTGCCTCGCGGATCACGCTCCCTCCATATGCATCCTTGGTCAGCTCAAAGAATGCCTCGCGCGTCATATATGCGCTCAGGTCGATTCCGTGAACCTTTGCAAATGCCTTTCGCCCGGCCTCGCAGCTCCCAGTCAGCCGGTGATGCCAGTCGTACAGCGTCATTGCCGGATACGCTGTATTCGGCTTGATCGCATCCAGAAATGCGGTGATCCGCTCCTCCTTCGGCAGGCCCTCAAACGCCTTATCGCGTGCAGCTTCCACGGCGGCACGGGCCGTTTCCCCATGCGCAAAGAATCCATCTACTTTTGCCACAAAGCATGGCGTCAGCGTCAGATCGCCTTGCAGGATAAAGCCCTTCGCAATGTTCCCGTGTACCGACGTGATGATCGTCTGCACACCATCGATCATATGTACATCTTCGCCGTCATACTTTTTAATGCCGGAGCCGTCGCCGTAGCCGGTGCCGTAGCCGTAGCCGTCGCCGGAGCCGTAGCCGGAGCCGTCGCCGGAGCCGTCGCCGTAGCCGTCGCCGTTGCTGGAGCCGGAGCCGTAGCCGTAGCCGGAGCCGTAGCCGGAGCCGGAGCCGTAGCCGTAGCCGGAGCCGTCGCCGGAGCCGGAGCCGTCGCCGGAGCCGGAGCCGTAGCCGGAGCCGTAGCCGGTGCCGTAGCCGTAGCCGTCGCCGGAGCCGTAGCCGGATCGCGCGGCCAGAAACTCTTTGATTTTTATCGTTTCCATACTCTTACTCCATTTATGCTCCGCACCGCCTCGTCGGTGCAAGGGATGATCTCAATAATCCCGAGTACCGTCATTGCCGGTATCGTTACCGTAAACTTACATTTTTCCGGTGCCTTCACCCCATCCGCTGCGAGCTGGGACAAGCTCGCCGCTCCATCCCAATACCACAGCCTTCGGCAATCAACCAGATCTGCCTCGTCACCTCTGCGTTCCGCGATCTTTGCGAAGAATACGCCCGCCCGATCGCACCGAATGATGTAATACTGCTCACTTTTGTTTCCCATTATTGTTTCCTCCTTAAATTTCGTTTTCCGGCAGCTTCGCTCGAAGCGCCTTGTTTTCTTCCGCCAACTGCTCGATTTCGTGCGCTGCCAGAAGAGTAATCATTTTCAAACATTCTAAATTTTTCCGAAACTTGCACTTGATACAGTCATTTCCCGCGCAGCGCCTCAACATCTCCACGATCTCATCCACGATCTCACAGCTCATACAGCACACTCCCCAGTACAGCGCTGATCGCCGCCGCTCCGCCGAAGGCCAGCGCCGCACCGGCCAGCTCCAAGGCCAGCAGCACCAGCGCCATGCCGGACAAAAACGCCCCTGCCAGCCAGCAGACGGAGAGCGCCGCCCGGCGTACCCGCTCTCTCTTTTCCCGCAGGCCGTCCCTCTCGGCTCTGCGCTTGTTCCATTCGCGTTCCCGCGCTCTCTGGTGATTGGTTTCCGTGATAAACTCCACGTCGCTCATGCTATCCTCTCCTTTCATCCTCCGAGGAACCGGATAAACGGCTCTCTCGGGATCTTCACCCTGTGTTCGCTTGTGCAGCAGACCGGGAAGCCCAGCATCTCCGGCTTTTCCCGTGCCATGATTCGCAGCCAGTGTGGCGCGCAGCCGAGAAACCTCGACGCGACCGCCGGTGTGATCGTCGGGCTGTCCATAGCCCGGAGCTCGTCAATGTTCGGCATATCCTAGCCTCCTACTTCAAGTGGCGCTTACCGCGCCGTGTATCTCCTCTGGCTTTCGCTGCAAATCTGGATTGCGCTTGTGTCCATGCCCTCGCAAGGCGGCGTTTCTCGCCTTCCTCGACGCGCTTTTCGTACTCGGCAGTTTTGATCTTCGCATACTCGGCATATGCTGCACAGGTTTTGCGGCATTCCGCGCTCCGACCAGCGCAATCTTGCTTGCAAGGACACCGTTCGTCAAATTGCCCGATTCTAACCATCCGGCATTCCTCTTTCCATCATTTTTTGCATTGCCCGGCGTTCAAAGTCCCCCATTTCGCCGCCATGCTCGACGTATGTTGAATTTTTTCGCGCTGGCTGGCCGTTTTTATCCTTCCCATTCGCTTCCCACGTCAAGAACTTCTGCTTCCAGTTCTGCACAGGCTGGCCTTTTGCGTCAATCCAGTTGCCAACGGTGAAATACTCGAAGAACTTCTTGGCAAACTCAGGATGCCCACGGCTTTCCGCGTAGGCGGTAACCTCGTCAAGCGTCGGCGGGGTAAATTGCTTTCGCGTCGGTTTTCGTGCTCCCGCTCCTCGCGCGTGTGCTGCGCCCTCTTTTTCTTCTGGGGAAGGGGGATTATAGGGGGATGGGGTTACGGGGGTTACAGGGGGAGAAGGGGAAGGGGGAACAAGGGGGGCGCCCTCTTCTTTTTCTCCCTCACATACGAACGTATTCGATTGTATACGGTCGTATACGTTCGTATTCGATGGTATACGGTCGTATGCGTTCGTATCACTCCATCTCTTTTTGACGTTCTTCCTATTCGCCTCACATTTAGCGGCATATCTCGTTTTATCCCTATCTATCCGCTCTTTCATCACCGGAAAGACGAAACGCTCGTTCCCACGTAAATCGGGGGCTTCGCCCGTCATGCTGTATTCTAGGCATGCCGTGAAAAGCCGCCCTCTTTCCGCGTCGTTGAGCGGGTCAATCGACTTCAAGTAGCTGTGATAGGCATTGAAACTGTCAAATGCCATAGGCGCTATGCCTCGGAGTGGTGATAGCGAACGCAGACTGTAATTCCCCCGTTTCTGTCTGCCAAATTCATCAACGTATCAAATTCATCACGGGAAATATTCTTGAAGATGAAAACGGGTGTATCTACGTCGTTGAAATCCGATATGTCCGTAGACCCGATAAGCATTACATCATACTGCATATGTACCACCTCCAATCAGAAGGGCAAATCATCTTCGTTGCCCTGAACTTCCGTGAAATCGCTCTTGGCTTCATGAGAATCGTTGTCGTGCTTGGAGTCGCCAAAATAAACGCGATCCGCAAGGATTTCTGCGCTGCGGCGTTTGTTCCCTTCTTTATCCGTCCAGTCGCGAATCTGCAAGCGGCCAGACACTACGGCCATACGGCCTTTTGAGAAGTATTTGTCTACGAACTCGGCGGTGCTGCGCCAGCAGACAACATTGATGAAGTCTGTCTCTTTCTCCCCGCCCTGCGGCGCGTAGTCGCGCTCACAGGCCAGCGTGAAGGAGGCGGCCGCAACGCCGGTCTGCGTTCTCCGCAGTATCGGGTCAGTAGTTAACCTTCCCATGATTGTAATTGTGTTAAGCATTCCAAATTCCTTTCCTGTATACAAGGTTTGTTTCGTCCCATCCGGGATATTTGCTTCTCAGATAATTCGCCAGCACATCTTTGAACGCCGCGCGGTCTGCTGATTGGTCGTATCTGGTGTGACATATGTCGCACAGCGTTATGATGTTCTCGGCGATTCCAAGGCCGCCGTGTGAGCGCGGTATGTAGTGGCACCACGGGCTTCCCGGTCTACCGCAAACGATGCAGTAGCCGCCGTCACGCTCCATAACGGCCTCTTTTACAGAGGCGGGGATACTAGTTGCCTTTGTCTGTTTGTGCAACTCTCTCACCCCATTCAATGTTCATTCGAGCCAGCTCGTCAGGCGTCAAGGTCTCGATTCCGAGGTTTTTCGCATCCTGCACAGCCATATCGATAATGCGGCTCATTTGCTTCGCGTTGTATCGAGACGAGCCGTAATAGGCTCTGACAACAACGCCGTCACCGTCCTGCTGATAGTCAACTTCTTCGGTCGGCCAGCCTGTACCGAGCATAGACCACGCCGTCCGGAACGTCGGTGCGTCCTCTCTTGTGAGGTGGAAGTCCTTAAATACGCCGACCGCCTTGATATAGTCGATGTATATGTCTTCTTTCGTCCGTCCGAGCTTGTCCGCGATCTGATCGCAGAGCTGCCAGAAGTAGTTGTTTGAATCAAGACTACGCTTCTTGCGGAACTCCTTGATCTCCGCAACGTACTTCTTGCCGGGGATCATCGTTGACAGAAACATTTGTGCTTTCGCGGGGACGTCCGCGCGAATGCGAAGCCATGTCCCGGCGGAGTCCAGCGACCAATCGGCGGCGGTAAATGTAATCTCAGTCATTGCCTATGCCCTGCACAAGCTTCATGTAGCAATCCCAGCAGAGGCAACGCCCATATTTCTTCGTCGTGTTCTCTGCGATGGCCCATGCCGAATAGCTTTTGCCATTGAAAACGGACGGCTCAACAGGCTTGCCGCAGTCAGCGCATTTGAATCCCGGCTGGCGCTCCTGTTTTTTCGGTTGCTGCGCCGCTGGTTTCGGCGCGGGATTCTGCGTCGTATTCCCGAATGTGTAAACCGTTCGACCCTTTGACGTGATCGTCAGTGTCTTGATGCGTTCCGCTTCGTCGTATGTAATCTCCGAGACGTCGAAATGGTCAGAACACTGCCATTTCCCGGTTCGCTCGTTTTTGACGAGCCGAGAACAGTTCTCAGCGCCGATCCAGATAAACGGGGCGGAATAAAGTTCACGGCCAATGCCGTGTTTGAAACCAGCACGTTTGAATGCGTCGGATGCACGGCCTTTCTCAGCCTCCGTGTTGCTTTCAACGCCAGCGTCCCACTTCCATACGAGGTGTCCGTTGCTGAAATAGTCAACGCCGATCCCGCCGTATAGAACTCCATCGACAAGCTTGAAGTCGTTTTCCCAATTCTGCGTTCCTACGGTCTCGTCAAGGAGATCCGCATCCGTTCGAGCCGTCTTGTAGAGCAGGATGGATGCTCCTTTTTCGTTGCACTGCGCAACTCGGCATTCGATTTCATCCGGTTTCAGTGTCCGAAACTGTTTCATTGCTGTCCTCCAGTTCGCGAATTTCTCTTGTTGTTGTTCTGAACTGCCATATCTACAAATCGGCAGTTGTTCGGCTCATAATCCCCATTTACGTCGATCCTGTCTATTGTGCATTTCCCACGCTCAACATTCGGGTCATACCCGTGCGAATAGGCCCATTTCATAAAATTTTCATATTTCAGCCATTCATCACAAACCGTTATCCCTCGCCCACCGTAGTACTTGTACGCCTTGGACGATTGGCGAAAACAGCGCTGCTTCATTGCCCTCCAAATGGGATATAACCGGTTGACCGACTGGCTCCCCTTGTGGCCGTGCGTCCGTAGCGCGTCGCTTACACGGGCGGCTTGGAGGCATCCGCATGATTGCGTATGACCATCCCGCAGGTTGCTGACAGACACCAGCGCCATGTTCCCGCAGTCACATTTACACTTCCATATCGCCCTACTACCCGCCTGATGGTCGATTTCAACAGCTACAAGTTGGCCAAAGCGTTGGCCGGATAGGTCAAGATATTGCCCCTTACGCATCTTCAACCGCCTTTCTCGATAACGCCTTTTCATCTGCCCAATCCGAATAATCATCAACTGGAATCAGTGGACAGGTATGCCCATGCACCCGCGTATCACTTAGATACTCGCCAGTCATACGGCACTGCTTTCTTTGGTATACCTCCATGCAGGGGCATGTTTCACAGCGAATCGGGCCGTCCCAAAATGCAATCTTAGCAACTGCAAGTTCATACTTTGTGCATCCGTTCGACATTGCCACAGCGTCACATCCTTTCGAGAGTTTTCCGGTCATATCCAAGCGCCTCCAAAATGTGCCGCGCCCCGAGTTGTTGTACTAGCAAGGCGACGATTTGATTGTCTGGATCGTAGTTCCCCGTACCGGGGTCTGCCATGATTCCCTCGTCGCCTTGCCAGTAATCCTCTCCGGGGTAAATCTCTACGCCGAAGATGTCATACGCGCATCTTGCCTGCTGCGGGTCTTTGGAATAATCAATCTCCATCGTCGGCCTCCAAGCTGTATTCAGCATAATGCGTCGGTTCGCCAAAACGATTTTCGCCGGTTACGATTCGGCTCCTGATAGGATATCCGGCACGGCGAAGGTCGCATATTCTCGCGCCTAGCCGGAGGCACCCGTATTCTCTGATCGCGTCCATCGGCGTAATCTTCCCGACTGTTTTCAGGTGTCGGAGCACCTTTTCAGCTTGCGTCATGTGCGTACACAATTAGGTCACCTTCCTCTTCTTCCGTGGCTTCTGTAGCAGCGAATCGACCGATACGCCGAAATAGTCTGCAATCGCTTTTACAGTGTCGATGCGCGGGGCAGCGTCCTTGCCTGCCCACTTTCCGATTGTGCCGTTGGCAATGCCGCACGCCTTTTCTACGGTCGCGATGTTCGTCTTATGCTTCTCGCAGAGGCGCTTGACATTCTCATAAATCAAAAAAATCCCTCCAATCTGTACGAATACTACTTGACAGAGATTAGAAGATAGTCTAATATAAGCGTGTCAAGGCAATTAAATATCTTCTGAAAGTCCGTCTTGGTGAGGGGCTTGGTTTTTTGTACCCTTCACACGTCTAAGTATATTAGAGTTTACCCTAAAAGTCAAGAACTATTTTCGCGTTTAGTCTAATTTTTAAGGTGTCGTACATGCTCGATAAAATCAAAGCGCTATGCAAGGAAAAGAAAACTTCTATATCCAAACTGGAAAAACAGCTTGGATTTGGTAATGGTGTCATCGGCAGATGGGATAAGTCTGTTCCGAGCTATGAACGCCTCGCCGCAGTTGCTAACGCGCTTGATGTGCCGGTATCCTACTTGACCGGCGAAACTGATGACCCGTCTGCGGGCATAAAAAAAGAGTCCGCTCCGGAAAAGAGCGAACTCAGTATGGGCCAGCTTGAATTGATTGAACTGTCCAGTAAAATGAGCGACGACGAACTTAGAAAATTCATCGCCGCTATGAAAGCTATGATTGGGGAATAAACATGGAATCCATCTCGGAATTCATTGAGAAATATGTTTCTGTATCAGACATTGTGACCACGCTGATTACAATGGCGATTGCTGGTGTTTTCACTCTGATTCTCCGCGCCATTTGGAAAGGCATCAAGAAACTCAGCAAGGACAAGCAAAAAACAAGGAACGTATTGCAATACATAGTCCTGTTTTTATGTTTCGAGTTCCCTTTCGGGATTGGGTTATTCGTTGGATTGAACCGCGACAATACGTTGCGCGTGATTTGCTGGTCAATCTTTGCTGTTTACTTCGCAATCCGGCTCTCTGTCCTTATTAAACAGCTTCTTGACGAAACGGCAAACCCAGGTGAAGATTGCTTTGCAGGTGAAAGCGAGTGCAATGACGATCGCGTTTCGGATGAATGAATCTACCCAGCCGTTTTCAACAAGATATTCAATCATGTATATCGCCTCCTTTTGCGAATTTATGTTCCGTCTTTTAATATTATAACACAAATTGTGCGAGATTGTGAAGTTAATTGTCAGTTGTTTTGTTAGGGGGTTGTTTTATGCCATTGTTCCAGAAAAAACAGATTCAGCGTGTTAAGTGTCTCGGAGTTAGAACAGCTGAAGAAACAAAAGTTCTTGCTACATACAATAGCACCATATACTGCTTTTTAATCGAATACACAGACCGCAGCCGAGCAATAAAGGAATACGGAGCATCAGACAGAGCACTGCAAGAGCTCCTTCCATATATCAGCATGAACGCATAAGTTTTCAGTAAGTTCATACAGAATTTTGTCCACTTGTTCATTGTCAAGTCTGGCAACAAGTGCTGCTGCCTCAGTCTCCAATGCAATTCGTTCATTTGTTTTCTCATTCATTTCACAAAATTCCCTTCTATTTTTCTGAGGCAGTAAGTACATAATAGAACCTATGTTCTAATAAGTCAACGTTGCAATGTGCACAAAATCCGTCGTTTATTTTTTTGCGCCGCGAGACTGTAAAAGTCCGGTTTTTCACCCATAATATGTGATATGCTGGATTGGGGATTTGGCGAGAAAGAAAATGGCTGTATGGTTGATGGCTGCGCCCCGTGACAGCGCGCCGCCGCTGACACGGGGCTTTGGTTTTTTTCTGCAAGCGATTGGGAGCCGCCTGTAGTTCAACCATACGCTTTCACCAATGGTTATGTACAGCCCTTTCCATGGTCTTCTCCGCCTCAATCATGGGTTTTGGGAGTGATTTTCTTGGAAAAAATGTTGTGGCAGCTCTGCCGCGAAGCAAAGGAGGCTTCGCATCTCACAAATCAGGCCATTGCCGACCGCGCCGGGCTCGCCCTGAATACGGTTTCTCAGTACCTGCGCGGCGAATCAAAAAGCGCCTCTGTCTACACCGTCGGCCCGATCTGCCATGCCCTCGGAATCGACATGAATGCGTACTTCGGCATCTCGCCGCCCGCTCCGGAGTCCGTTTCCGAGCTGCTTCGCCTCGAAAACAAAAGCCTCCGCATCCAGCGCGATCACCTGCGGAAGTCCCTGAAAATGCACCGCATCACCACCCTTGTCCTGCTCGGCATCGTTGCGCTTTGTGTGCTCGCTCTTCTGATTGATCCCCTGAGTCCCACCCTCGGTTGGTTCCGTGCATAAAAAATAGCCGCCCCGGCGCACTTCCGGAGCGGTACTTTTAAGGAGGTAACCCATGCAGCGATGTGTAAAATGCAACATGGAGATCCCAGACGGGTCTCTTTTTTGTTGCTGGTGCGGGAAAAAGCAAATCGTACAGCGTAGCCGCACGCGAGGGAACGGGCAGGGAAACGCATACCAGCGAGGGAAAACGTGGACGGCCCGTTGGACTGAAAAAACATACATCGACGAAAACGGGAAGCTTCAGCAAAAGATGAAAACGAAAGGCGGCTTTGCATCCAAGCGCGCGGCTCTGCAATACGCTGCAAACCCGCCCAAGGAGGCCAAGCGAAGCTGCACCCTCCGTGAATACTACAAGACATACCAAAAAGGGGATTACTTGTCTCTTTCCAACGACCGGCAGGGCGCTTCGGACAAGGCATTTCAGCGGTTGGCGGAGATCGCGGACTGCGAAATTGATAGTCTTACAATTATGCAGATACAAGATGTGATCGACCACAACGCCAGTACCTATTACACGCGGAAGGACATGAAAACCGTTGTGTCCCATTGCTACAATCTTGCGATTGCCGAAAAGCAAACCACGGTGAATCTTGCGAAATACATAAAGCTTCCCGTCCTCGAGGAAAAGTCCCCGGAGCCGTTTTCCGATGCTGATATTAAGAAACTATGGGCAGCTTACGAAAAGGATCATTTCGTCGGATTTGTTCTGGTAATGATTTATACTGGAATGATGCCCGGCGAGCTGCTCCGGCTCAAAAAGGACATGATCGACTTTAATAAAAACGAGATTGTCAAAGGCGGCATAAAAACGAAAAAGCGCAAGGAAACGCCAATGGTTTTCCCAGATTTTCTCGCTCCGCTGCTTCAATCCTTGTGCGCTGAAAGCGACTCGCGCATTGGGAACGTATGCTGCATAAACAAAGACAACTTTTACAAACGATACTATGAGTGCTTAGAGTTGGCCAATGTGCAGAAGCTTCCACCGTATTCCTGCCGTCATACGACCGCAACTGCCCTCGCCTCCAAAAACATTGACCCATTTACGATCAAGGAGATCATGCGGCACACAAAGATAACGACGACGCAGCGATATGTCCATCCGGATATGAGCGGCATGATCGACGCCGTGAATCTGTTGCAAGAAGATACAAACAAGTAAATTCTGTATGCTACAAAATATGCTACAATTTGCAATTTCCGCAGTGTTTTCAATGGTTCTAAATCCCCTGCTAAGGGAGTAGTCGTCTAAAAAGCGAGCGAGAGTTCGAATCTCTCCTTCCGCGCCAAAGTACCGATTTTAGCTTGGAAATAGCTAAAATCGGTACTTTTTATACTCTATACTGTGTTTGTTCGCATCTGCGGCGGGACTCGAACGTTTTGTTTTGATAAATGTGATAACGTAAAATCGTTTCCTGTATGCTACATTATATGTTACATATTTATTTCAGGATATGCCTTTGATCTTCCGTATCACCGCATCATACACCCGTCTATTTGTTATGGGCAATGCACCTGTAATACGCACAAAGCTTTTCCTCCGGGCCGGGGCCGTCCTTATCCATCAAGAACGCCCGCGCCAGCTCCGCGTAGAACTCCGGCACGTTGACTCCGAATTTCCGCGCCACATCGTAGTAGTCCGAGTACATCATGTTCATGGTCACACCCCACGACCAGCGGGGGATGTCGTGCGGGATGCCGCTCGCATCCGCGACGGCGGACGTTTGCTCCATCGTCCAGTGCGGGCCTGTCGTACCGTCGGCATTCTGCATCTTCGCCGCCCATGTCTCCGCGTCCTCTCGGGTGAAATTCATCATTTTCGCGGACTCACGAAAATGGTCTCTATCCATGCCGTCGAGCTTATGCAGGCGGCACAGGAGGCCCGCCACGGCGTCAGCCTCTTCAATGCGTCCCAGCGTCAGCGGCTTTTCAGCCAGCTCTTCCAGCCGCGCGTACAGCTCATCCATGTATTTCTTCATCGTCACGCCTCCTGAATGTATCTGTAAAGCTTGTCTATGTCATTTGCATCAAATCGCATATCTTTGTCCTTGAACGAAAACAACGTGATCTTTTTCCCGTCGATCACATCCCGAGCGTGCTTGTATAGCCGATCAATGTCAACGTTCCCTTGCTCGTCGAGTGCTCCAGTCATCTGCACAAAGAAATTATCCTTCATTGCAAGCAATCGCTCTTTTCCGCCGTCCATTGCCATCCGAATGAGTACAGAAACAGCATAGCCAATACCTTGCGATAACCGCGGGATAAGTTCGCTATTTGCAAATCGCTCGAATCCATTTAATGCCTGATCTATCGTTACCATAGGGATACCTCCGTATTAAGGGTGGGGCGGCTATTGCCGCCCCTTTGGTTTACTTGTTGCAGCACCCGCACTTCGGAAGCGGGTTGTAGAGCGTCTGCGCCGTGGTTGCGGTGCCCGTGGTGACGTCTGCCACCTGCTTGGGATAAAACGTCGCGTTGGCGTAGGTGACAATGCTGTTGTCGCCGCAGCAGCGCCGTTCGGCCTCCATCTCGATCTCGCGGTGCAGCTCGTCCTTGACGGACGCGATGTCCTGGCGGGCCAGCACGAAGCTGTCCTCAGTGCGCTGGTTGTGGACTGCCTGATCGCACAGGGACTTCCGCACGTCCTTGAGCTGGCCGTCGATGTAAGCGTACATCTCCAGCATTTTCTGATCGCCGTAGGTGTTTGCCTTGAGCATCGCGATCTCGCTGTCCTTCTGCGCGAGCTTGTTTTCTCTTTCCAGCTCATAGCGCGTGACCGGCATATTCTCGCTGCACGCACCCGCCGCTACAGCCGCAGCAGCCGGATTTGCGCCGATACCGCACCAGCCTCCGCCGAGCAGATTCCCGAGCAGGCCGAGGCCGACGCCCGCCGTGCCGATGATACCAGTGGTCAGGGCCGCATTGGCCTTGCCATTGCTTGCGTACTCCATAGTAGTACCTCCGATAAAATAGTAAGCTGGCCAGCTCCTGCTATTATTATCCTGTATCCACCAAATTTAAGGGTTGCACTTTTGTGCATCTTCGTGGCATTTGCGTGCAACTTTTTGAAGTGATCTTATGTCGCATTGTGTCGCAAAAAATTTTTCTAAATCCTATTGCATTTCGGCTTTGATTTGTTATACTAAAGGTGCAGAGGAATCTGCCTAAACAGTGATGAACGTCCTTGTCCATCACCTGCCCATCAAAGCGGAAACCCCTTGCCGTCAAGTAGGGACTTAAAAAAGCGGAGAATCCTTGCCGTTAAGTAGGAACTTAAAAAAGCGGAGACCCCTTGCCGTTAAATAGGGACCTAAAAATTGCATGGGCAATCAAAAGCGAGACGGTTTTCCTGTCTCGCTTTTCTTTTTCCGGGAAGGTCGAAATATGGAGAAACTGCGCATCTATCGAGTCACTGACAAATACATAAGGTTTTTGAATTCGCGCGACTCCCGCGTACAGTTCAACAAAAACGCACACCGTCCTTATGTCGGCGTTGTGCTGCTTGTCGGCGAACACCGTTATTTTGTTCCGATGGAATCTCCGAAACCAGGCCATGCCAACATCAAGCCAGGTGTACACATCTTCAAACTCGCCGGAGGGTCGCTTGGCCTGCTTGGCTTTAACAACATGATCCCGGTCCCGGCATGCGCATTGATTGAGTTTGACTTTTCGGCGGAGCCTGACGAAAAATACAAACGCCTGCTGCAAAAGCAGCTAATCGAGATCGCCCGCAACCGTGCGGATATCCTCCAAAAAGCGTCCAAGACATATTTTGACGTTGTAAATAAATCGAACTCATTTTTGGTCCGGATATCCTGTGACTTCAAACTACTCGAACGCGCCGCAAGGTCCTATGACCCTGATTTCCACAAGCAAAAGCCCGAGGCATAATGCCCCGGGCTTTCGCTATACCATATCCAGCCTTTCCGCCGTCCTGCGCGCTTCGATCATGATCTTATCCATGCGCCGGGAGACCGTCGAACGATCCATGTGTAGCTCTTCCGCAATATCGATCTGCGGCATTCGCTCCAAGATGTACATCCTCCCGATCTCCCGATCCTCCCGGCCAAGCATTGCCTGCCCAAGGACGCGCTCCCAATCGCTTGCCAGCAGATTTTTCAATCCATCCGGTAAATGCACGCGCCCTCTTGCCATTTTCGCCTCCTTCCGGCGCAGGACGGCTGAAAATTACTTGCTATCCAGCACGGCGATATTGCCCTTATTGGATACCCTCAGACCCAGCGCGGCGGCGATATCGCGCACCTTGACATAGTTCGTGCCGTTTTTCAGGATGCGTTCGACGGCGACCTCCTTGCCATCCACGATCATTTTGCTTTTCTCTACCACTTCGTCCTCAAACCTTTCCAAGAATTTTTTCCACTGCTCGTTGCCAGTGGTGTGATAGTAGGTGTTCATGTCCGTGCCGACGAACGGGCGCGGGCAGTACTTCCCGGTCACGTCGTAATGCCGGATAATGTGATCCGCCGGAATGTTGTGCTCCTCCATGAGCTTGCGGATGAGCCACTCGGCATTGTCCAGCACCTTTTTCTCGAAGAACCAGTCGGTGTCGTAGGCTCCCATGCGCTTCCGGTTTACCTTCCCCGGCCGCAGCTCCACGCCGATGGAGTTCCAGTTCCGGCACTCCGGATGCAGCGTACCGTCTCCGCAGTGCCACGCCACATCCGTATCCTTTACGCACCGGTAAATGATATCGCCTTCGTCTACGGCGTAGTGTGCGCTGGCTCTGGCCTGCGGATTTTTGAACCACTCGGCCACGCTGGCCGCAGAGCCGAGCGCACCGAAGTAGTGGACGACGATCCATTTCGGCGTGCAGCCGCCCGCTCGATGGTTGATCGGCGTGAGCGCATCTTTAATTACCGGCATTGTCCGCGCCTCCATCCACTGCGTCCTGCACCTTCTGGCTCTGCGTGCCGAAATAGAATGCGATCACGACGGCATACACCGTCATAAAGTCCTGGCTGATCTTGCCCACAACGGCCATGTACGCAAATACCGCCGTCAGCGTCAGCGTCACAAGGCTCTTCACGCTCAAGAGATTCCCGAGCCGCTTGATGATCTTATCCATTTGCAGGTACTCCTTTCACGCTACCATGAAAAATAACTTCCAAAGAATCGGATGCCGCCTGATTCTGTCAATCAGTCTAAGCGCCACCTTGGCGTTTACATTTTCAAAATTTCCAGTATCAATGACCCATGCCCCTTCCGGTATTGTCAGTTCTTGAATAAGTATTGAAAAATCGAATCCATTCAGCCAACCTTTAGATCTGGCTTTGTCGCATATTTCGTTTATCTTATTATCGTCCAAACATTTCTACTCCTTTCAGTCTTTCAACACGATTTCCAGAAACCGTGCCTTTTCCTCTGCCGTGTAAGCCTCCGGCAGGCTCTTGATGTACTTGAGTGCGTATTTACTCCGGTTCTCGTTCTTTGCCTTCCACAGATAAAAGCCGCTGCTCGCCGTCGTCTCCGCGATAACGGCAAGCGTGATCTCCACCAGCGGCAGGCCGAAGGCGCACAGGATCGTCAGCACCACGCAGGCGATTCCGCTTCCAAGCAGCCACTTTTTCGAGAACTCCATCATCCACCCAGCCCCAGCTTTGCCAGCGCAAATCCGATCAGACCTGCAAGGATCGCCGTGATAACTCCCTTTACGACCGCCTCCCAGCGGCTTCCCGGCAGCGCCTTGATGCTTTTCACATCGGCCTTTATCTCGTTCACGTTTTCCTCGATCGCCTCCTGCTTGGTCGCCAGCACCTCCACCGAGGTCGCCAGCTGATGCAGCGCCCTGTTGTCTGCCTCCAGCTCGTCGATCCTGTGCGAGTTGCTCTTGCATCGCGCCTCCACGGAGGCGATCTGCGCCTGAATTCCATCATCCATCTTGATACTCCTTTCAAAGCTTTCTATTTCGCACTCCGGACAGACCATCCTGCCCTCTGGCACGGCCCGCCCGCAGCATACGCATGTATCCATCAACTGATCTCCTGATCCAGCGTGATAATGAGATTCGCGCCACTGCCCTTCGCGCTTACTCTGAAATAAGCCGCGCCCTGCGGGGGAACAACGTTCTTGTCCGTGCTGAATGCTGCTGCCGCGTTGGGGTCGTCAATTTTGGTTGGGTAATATTGGCTTAGCCCAAGCTGTTCATATTTTAGCACGCTGCCTTTGAGGGAAAAATCAGCATTATACCACGCAATGCGACAGCCGTATTCATTCCACGAAATTCCCTCGCCGCCGATACGGTAAATGTGTACTGCCCCCCCATCAAACGGGATGAATCCTGTTGTGGTGAAGTGGTTTTGGGCAACGGTTGTTCCGCTGGAATTTAATGCCTGCCCATCAGTATACGGTGCAGGCGCCCCTGAGCTATCCACCGCTGTCGGCACCAGATTTGTGTACGTTACGATCTTCGTAGCTACAGCTGTAATCGTCACATCTCCCGTTACCTTGGCAATACTGATCGCTCCGGTGCTTGCTGTGTAGGCCGTTGATGTGATATCCGTTCCGCTCATTTTGATCACAACGTTGCCCATCGTGTAGCCGCTGTCCGCCGTCAGCGTTGCGGTATAAGCCGCACCGTCTTCAACGGATACCGCCGCATTGCTGTTCGAAACGTGCGAAAGCGAATTGGTGATGCTCCTGTAGATGGTTGCCGCATAGCCGATTGTGCGGTCTATGCCCGCGCCGTAGCAGAACGAATAGATCGCCTGCTCAGACGGATTGAGGACGTTGATGTTAAAGGCTGTGTCTTTGCCCGTCCCTGCTGTCTTGTCGTATGGAGCAGGGTCTCCGAACGAAATCCCGTATAAAGTGGTGACGCCGGAATTGTTGCGGTAAAAGCATGCGTTCGGTGTGCACATCCGCCATGCATCAAACTCCGTTCCTTGTCCGTTGGCTACGCTGTGTAGTTTCCCGAACTGGAAACAATGGTTATGCCCATGGACATTCGCCACAAATTTCGCGGCATTGTGGCCGTTGAAATTTACCACCGTTCCGTTTTCTGTCGTACTCCCGCCCTCAACATAGGCTTTCACGATGTTGCTCATGGGATATGTGCCGCCGTAATCCAGCGGATAGTGCGCCAGCACCAGTACACTCCAGCTGGCCGCATCGGATTTGCTGCCAACGTCATGGAGCGTCTGCGCGAACCACAAGCGCTGTGCAGGTGAGCAGACGTAGCTTGCCGACTCGCCGCCGATTGTCTCGCCCTCGCAGGTATTAAGGCAAATCACACGGAGTTTCTTATCGGCAAAATCCCGGTAACAGTAGCCGTATTCTGTGCTGCCATAAGTTGCGCCCTCGCAGTATTTCCCGATGACCGAGAAGAGATATTCCGCGCCGACCAGCGTACTGTATTCGCCGGTGTCATGATTTCCTACCGTGCGGAACTGCGGAATGCCCTTGTACGCCTCATCGAGCCAGCTGTTGATCTCTGCTATCTGAGATTTCAAGAGCGCTTCCGTTGTAGTTTTGCTGCCAAAAGTGATATCGCCCAGCATACAGGCAAAATCAATCTCAGGCAGGACATATGCCAGCGCCTTGAGTGCCATGCAGGCGTGCAGATTTCCGGCATTGATGTTTGTCTGCCATCCATCCACCTGTTCTCCTGCATGATGGAAATCCGATACCGCCAGAAAAACAATGCTGTCTGACTTCAACACAGCCTTGACTTTCTCCGCCACGGCCAATGCCTCGGCCTTGACGTAATCCGGAATATCTGCGTGCTGAATCTTTTCGCTTCCGGAGATCGCATCCACCGCGTTTCCGAATCCCTTTTCCGCGTCCCATACGATTTGGGCTGTCTCTCCCGTTTTCGCGCGAATCCGGTCTGCCGTGTGGGTCAGCGCCGCACCGTTTGTCAAATATTCACTCAAAATGAAGCACCTCCCGCGATGAGCAGTTCGGCAGCCGCCCACGCCCCATTTACGACGCGAAGGATTTTCCCGTTATCAGCGGCTGTAACAGCCGGAACACCTTTGGGGATTTCCACGGTTTCCTCCGTGCTGCCATCATAGCTCGTCGTCGCGTTTCCGATCTTGATGTTGAGTGACCAGGGATTTTTGAGTTCCGTTGGAATCGTGGGGATATCCTCGCTTCTTGCCAGCTTTCCGGCCCATGCAAGCCAATCATCCCCGTTGTATGCCACGCATAGATAGTTCGGTTTTTGCGTCGGGTCAGTTGATCCAGCCGCTCCAAATCCGAACACCACATTCCCAGAAATATTTACCGCAGCCTCAAGCGGAAGTGTGTATGGGATGTGAATATCTCTGAATTTTGCAATCGCATATACAGCATAACCCGCCTCATAGGCCGCATACACTTCCGCAGCCGTTTTGTCGGCGGTTGCGATATAGCCGTTTCCTTGCGTCACCGTCACATAAAATGTGCCTTTCACTTTGCCGGTCGCGCCATTCACGCTTTTAACCGGCACACCATCCGCGCCGATGGGCGTAAACCCGAGCGCGCCGACAACCGCATCCTTCGTGACATTCGCAT